TCGCTTACATCACGCAAGCGTCTCAAGCAGTCGTGTACTTCTTCAGACAAAACCCATACATACCAGGGGAACTTGTAGATTTCCAAATCCCAACGCCTTACGGCATGACTCAGTTAAGCTATTTGACTGGGAAATCGGGAAGCGGACCATTCTCAAGCAATCCTTCGGGTGCAGCTAGGGTATTGAGTGTAACGAATTCCTCAACTGTCTCTTCGATCACCATCGACGTAGACACGACTGGATTCACAGCATTCCAATTCCCAACATCTGCGGCCTTCGCAGGTGGAGCATCTCCCGCAGTGTGTATTCCTGCTGGCTCAGGTGTCGTGCCTTTAGCTGGAAGCGCGACAATACCTGCATCGCCTCCAGGAACCAGTCTAGCTGATGCATTCGACAATAGGGCGCAATACATCATGAATATTGGTTTGTCTGCTGTAGGGGTAGCGAATGCCAACATGGTTGTGATGGCATTTAAGGCTGATTTCGTAAACGGAATCACAAATGCGTAATCAATGGAGGGGGATAATTTATCCTCCTTCTTTAACTAAAGGATGAAGAGCAATGGAAGTTAGAGAATTAAACAAGAAGCAAAAGAATACACTGCCTCCTGCCGAGAGAGATGAACTCATCAAGAAAATGCGCAAGGAAGACGACGAAATCGTTACCGGAATGTTCGAATTTATTGATGCCCAAGGCGGATGGCTAGAGTTTGCTTACCGAAAATATCCAAGTGAGCCCATTCAGATGATTAAGATGATTCACGGCGAGATTTGCGATTTGCCTATGGGGATTGTCAAGCATTTGAATAACACCAGGAAAAAAATAAGACGTTATTCGATGGAATTGCCTACTAGTGGTCAAAAAGTCCCTCGCATCTACGAAACAGTGTCCAGAGTGAGATTTACTCCAACGAATGTGCTATGAGCGCCCCCAACTCTAATTATGGGCCTCCATTCGGGACGGATTTCATTCCTAACCTGCAATATGTAACGAATATTACACAGTCGGCTGCTGCTATTGTTACTTTCGCCGGTAATCATAATTTTACTGTGGCGGAATGGATAAGCTTTCGCGTTCCACCCCCTAATGGAATGATTCAGCTTAATAATGAGAAAGCTCAAATAATATCTATTACTCTGACGACTGTAACAATAGCAGCAGACACGACAAATTTTTATCCGTTTATATATGTGCAAGACCCTCAAGTTCCCTGCGTAGCAGTGCCGGCAGGTTCTGGAATTATTCAGGGAACTACGACGGTTACACTAGAAGATGCATTTGATAACCAGCCGGTATTATGACAACTTTTGTGCCAACATATCCTTTATTTCCGACTTTAGCTAACGCTATTACAAAGACGCGTAAGCTAACGGGCTCGACGAATTCGTTTCAGGTTTCGGATACGTATATCGTCACTCAGATGCATAGCTTCTACGCCTACGATTTACCTTCCAAATTTAGGTCTTTAAAGCTTAAGGATATCTACACTTTCACGACTAACATTGGCCAAGATGTTTATCCTTTCAATAGCGAACTATACACTACAGTAAACAGTCCGTGTTATTGCGCCAAAAGAGAAATAAAATTGTTTCATGACCCTTGGCAATTCTATGCAGTGAACTACAATTGGCAGCAATTCACCAATTTTTCTAGCGGGGACGGGACTACAGGCTCTCAAACGGGGATGATCACCAATATCAGTCAAGCAACGAATGGGGTGGTTACATCTCCTAATCATGGTCTAGTCTCAGGAATCACCGTTATTTTGAATAATGTGGGAGGCATGATAGAGGTAAATGGAAATGCCTATGTCATCACAGTCATCGACGCAAACAATTTCTCAATCAACACCAATACCACCTCATTCACTGCCTACACATCCGGAGGAAGTTGGTTTTCATCTCCCTACAATGGATTTACTACGGCAGCTCCTCTACTTCCGAGCGTTAACAACGACCCAGGAACTCAGACTAACCCAAATCTCTTCTTCCCTCAAAGCAGAGTTCAAAACATTCTTATTACTGCGAATGTCATAGGTGCCAATGGTATTGGGCTTACTCAAAACGTGACCGATGATGGACAAGGAAACTTGATTCAAATATTCCAGACCTCAAATAACGGAGATCAAGAGTATGGATGGACTTATTATCGTCAGTATGCCTCTTCTACTCCTACTGTCCCTGGAAACGCAACAATTAATTATCAGACTGGTCAGATCACTGGATTGACTTTCGATCTGCCAATTCCTGAGGGAACGCCGATTCAAATTCAATACAATCCTAAGCAGTTTTCGATTCCTCTTGCAATCCTGTTCTATCAGAACCAATTCACACTTTCACCATGCCCCGATGCTGGTTACACTATCGAGCTCACATGCTATCGTCAGCCCATTCAAGCTCTTTTAGCTTCCGATATGACAGGAAACCCTGAGCTTTCTGAATGGTGGGAAATTCTAGCTGTAGGATCTGCCAAGAAGATATTTGAAGAAAGATTGGATTCTGACGGGGTGATGTTTATCGACAAGATGCTTAAAGAAAGATACGACATCATTGAGACAAGAACCTATGCACAAATAGGCCAGGAAAGGATTAATACAATTTACACCGACCAATTGACATATAACTATGGTTCAGGCGGTGCAGGAAAATCATTTGGGTCAATATGAAGAAGAAAAGCAAACCTCAGAAGGTTCCAGACCTTAACAAGAAGAAGAAATTAAAATCATTGCCTAATAAGCCGATTCCTTTGGGAGGAGGGCCATTTGTTGGGCGACATACGACAGGTTAATCATGGCTGTTATCAAGGGTAAAGAAAAAAAACTGAATAAGCCTCTTGCGCCAGCGAAAGCAAAGCTAAGCGAGAAGGCTAAGAAGAAGTTGCGCAGACCTCAAGACGTGCAGCCGATACCAACTGTAGCGGTTAGCTAGGGGGAAAGATGGGGATACCAATATATACACCAAAATATCCACCAGATGGGTCATCTCTGGGACAAACAAAGTCGACGATTAGAAACAACCTAGATGGAACGTTTCTAACTCTTGCGGTCGATCATATAAATAATAATGGTGAGCCAGGCACTCAACCAGCCGGCTACCATACGATTATTCATCAAGTCCCACAGGTGACCGTGTCTACTGTCACAGGATACAACCAGGTCTTCTCTGGAGTTCCTGGCACTTTGATTGTGAATGGTGTGACTACTCCGGAGATTCCAAGCAATAGCGATACCCAGCTTTACTCTTTGACTGGTGCAGGCAAACTTGCTCAATTGACAGGCTTTAATGCGGCTCAGAATGGATATGCTTGGATTGGTGGTCTTCTCTTTCAATGGGGAAGGGGAACATTAACGGGTTCTACGGGAGAAATAGGGAATATTCTTTTTTCAACGGCAAACGTTAAATTTCCTAACAACGTTTTCAGTATGCAAGCCACATTGATTTGTAAATCCGGTGGTACAGCTTCTTCCGACAACACTTTATCGATTGTAAATGGTTCTATTTCAAACACTAGCTTTCAATATCAATACAATGGATTTGGCGGTTCAAGTTACCCAGCGTTTTTCTGGCTAGCTATAGGTAATTAAATGACAGGTTTCCAACAAGTAATGATCGGGGGGTATCCTGGGGGCGGTCTTACCCAGGACAAGAAGCCCGCGGTCTTAGCTAATGAAGCCTACTCCAATTTAGAAAATGCTTATGTCTTTCGTGAAAGAACGAAGAAAAGAGATGGGGAAGTCCCCATGGGTCGTCTTTCTCGTGTGTTTTCGAATGTTGCGATTGGCAATAGCGCTGCTTCCCCATGGACTTTCAATCTTTACACGGCTATTTCTGTCACTCCAGAAGCAAACGCAGAAATTCAACCTGGAAGTGTCACTATCACGATTGCTTCTCTTGACACTTCTTTTGTCGATCAAGGCAACGGAATCCTAAGCAATACTACTCCTGGAAACTCAGGAATTATTAACTACATGACCGGTTCAGTGACGCTCACCACAACAGTCGGAGCGGGGCACGCAACCACGGTCAGTTTGACTTACTTTCCAGCGCTTCCCATTATGGGAATTATCAAAAGGGACATTTCCACATTCGGTATTGATTCTGCCGTCTTTTTCGATACAAAATATGCCTATCAATACGTAAATGGATTCATTGAGTTAGCTCCAGGAACTACATGGACAGGAACAAACACAGACTTCTTCTGGGCTGCTAATTATCAAGGCGCGACTCCAGATTTAAGGTATTTCTTCGCCACCAACAATAATATCGACATCGCTGCTGCGACATACGACCCGATTCGCTACTACGATAACTCGGTTTGGACAAATCTTCAGCCTTTAGTGACTGCAACAGTGACCCTTTGGCAATCATTGATTTTAATCCCTTATTATGGCCGCTTACTTGCCCTTAATACATGGGAAGGCCCAACAGTCTCTACTTACACAGGTGCTAAAAATTTCTTCTCTAGATGCAGATTTAGCCAGGTTGGCGACCCTACCGATCAAACGAATGGCTGGAGCTCCGCTGTCTTCGGACGCGGCGGATTTATTGATGCTCCGACTAACGAAGCGATTATCAGCGCTGCGTTCTTTAGAAATACTTTAATCGTCTTCTTTGAATATTCAACTTGGCAATTACGCTACATTGGAGAGTATGGCCTTCCTTTTCTTTTCGAACGAATTTCTTCGGACTTTGGCGCCGTTAGCCCTTATAGCCCTATTGTATTTGACCAGGGAGTCATGGCAGTCAGCGACAGAGGAATCATCCAGGCAGCAGCAAACGGAACCACTCGACTAGACGATCAAATTCCGGAGCAGGTCTTCAGCTTTGGAATCCAAAATAGCGCGCCAAACTTTGTCCATGGAATCAGGGATTTTGAGAAGGAGCTTGTCTATTGGAATTACTTAGACGCTGCGAATGCTTCAACCAATCAATCTTTCCCCAACACGGTGCTCGTCTTCAATTATCGAAATAATACATGGGCCAAATTCCGAGATACCATCACCTGTTTCGGCACAGTTCAATTTCAATTCGGAATTACCTGGGACAGCTTAACAACCTTCTGGAATAGCACTGTCAGCTGGGATAACGTAGACGATCAGCAATACGTCGACTATGTAGTCGCCGGAACTCAGCAAGGTTTCATCAACATATATCAGAACCCAAACGCCGAAACTCCTCAACCCGTGACAACTCTCTATGCAAACACCATGGCAATTACTGCGGTGAATTTCGGAGTAAATCCCAATAAGGTAACTATTCCGAATCACAATCTGGCCAACGGAGAGATTATCTATATCCAAAATACCATCTGGCAAGGAACCGACCCAGGACTTAATAACGTGATTTATAATGTGACAGTGGTAGACGCCAACACTGTCACACTCGCCACTTGGGATTTTGCCGCTCAGAACTATACTGCCGTCAATATCACTTCCTCGGCTGTCTATGTCGGCGGGGGCCGCGTGACTCTCTTTCCTAAGATGAATATCCAGGGCAAAGACTTCAATCCATTCCAGAAAGAAGGAAGACAATTCAAACTCTCGTATATCGACTTCCAAATGGATGCCAATATTCAATCTCCGGCAATTACGGCAACGACTATCCAACTTTTTGTAAACTCTTACCTTGGAGAACAAGCAAATCTCCTAGCAACTAACGATTTATTAGTGAATTCG